CCCAAAGCTTGTTGGAATGGGCTTGCAGAAGGCTGGCTGACCGCCGCCGTTGACATCTGAGTAGATGGTGCGCCTTTGTAAATGTCTGACAAGAAGGCCGCCTGTTGGTAGGGCGAATATACCTTTTGCAGTTCTGTTGCGCGCTGTGCATCCAACTGCTGTTGGTTCATCGCCTGCTGAGACTGGCCGACGTTGTACAAGAAGTTGATGTCGCCTTGGCGCATTGCTTGTGCGGTTTGACCAAGAGCGCCTTGTTGGATACCCAACTGGCCCATCTGTGCGCCTATTTGGCCAAGACCGCTGGCGATTTGTTGTCCCTGGCCAAACTCTTGGCCAGCCAATGCACCGATGTTTGAAGCCGCTTGGCCAAGACCTTGGCCAAGAGCCAGTTGCCGTTGCTTGGCAGCCTCAAAGGTGCCCATGCCGGCCTGTTGGGCTTGGGCATAGTTCTGTGCGTAATCTTGCATGATGCGCTGTGCCATGACGTCTTGCAGGCCACGCTCCATCTCTGCACGCTGTACGCCTTCGCGTGTGCCACCAAAGGCACCAGCACGGACCGCTTGAGCGGCAGTACCCTGACGTGCAATATCGCCTTGACGGCGCATTTCTGCCAAAGCCTGTTGCGTGACCATGGCCTGATACGGATTCATGAACTGCGCGGCCATACCGGGGTCGTACTGACCGCCGCCTTGTGCCAAGGCACCGATGCCTGCGCTCAAGACATTTTGGGCTTCGCCGTATTGGTTTCTGGTGTCCGCGCCACGCAACACATTGGCTGCTTCGCCTGTGGTGCCATAGGCTTGGCCAACTGCTTGATTGGCACTGGTGAGATAGGGATCGAAAGCGCCAATCCCTTGGCCGATCGCAGCATTCATTGCTGTTTGCTGGGCAGGTGCAAAGCCGGCTACGTTGAAACCGGGGAGTTGCTCTGCCAAAGGTGTGCGGCCTTCATTGAAGGCCAATCCCTTAGCTTGTCTCAGTAGGTCAAGCTTATACGCTTCAATCTCCGGGGCTTCCCGGACAATTTGTTGTGTTGTTGTGGTATCCGCCATGATCAGCCTTTCACCATTCCGCCTTTTTCAAGCGATTTCATAAGTTTGTACATGCGTGCGGCACCCTTGCGACGGCTTCCGCCGCCCGCGTTGCGCACGGCCTTGGCGGTAAACACAAATTCGCCGTCCGACAACATGGCCGGAATGTCGTCTGAAGTCCCTGTTCCTGGGCCGTTGATCGGTCCAGTCTTGCGTGGGAAATCCCTGATCGATCCGCCTTTGGCCGCCATGATGGGCTCTGCGGTGCCAATGAGCGGCGAGTAGTACCGCTGAATCGACTGCTGCATTCGGCGGCGGCCATATTCAGGAGAGTACTGTGCTTGCATGATTCCAGTAGGCGTAACCACACCAGGAGCAACTTCTCCCTGTCCGCCTGCATAGGTGGTTGTGCGATAGGGGTCGTATGCGCCTGCACCCTGAGATTGGTAGTTGTACAAACTACCAGAGAACAACTGCGGGTTGTCCGTCATGTAGTTCGTTCCCGTGTAAGCAGGGTTGTATACAGGCTTGTCGTTCGTTGGAGGTTTGTCAAATCCACCGGCCAAATATGTGGCACCCAGAGCTGCTCCTGCCAGAGGGGCATACTTGGTGAAGAAGCCTGGAGAGTTGGCCTCATATGCAGCCTTATATGCAGCCTCTGCTCCCATTCGGGTCGGATTACGGGAAGTTGCTTGGTAATCAGCCACGGCTTGATCAGCTTTCAACAAAGCATTCTGTTCTGCTTGTTGCACGCTTGTGCGATTTGCAGACAAATACTCATCGTATGCGCCCGTCACGGCATTAGATGCTCTCTCGTACATTGCACCAGGAGACATTGTGCTTCTGTCTTCTACTGGAGCAGGGCCTGTGCGTCCAAAGTCTCCAGTGGACATTGTGCTTCTGTCTTCCACAGGAACAAAGTTAAGGTCCTGCTGAGGAATGATCATTCCAGGAGCTCTTCCAATTCCTGCATTCAAGAGGCCTTGTCCTCCAGGAGGGGGATTGAAATCCGTCAAAGAAACAGGCTGAGGGCCTTGCATACCCAATCCTGCACCAGGAGACATTCCCCGTGCCTGGACATAGTCAGAGGCGGTGTTTAGGCTGTAGTCGCCTGGGGCCCTGTCCATCAGGTATTGTGACTGTGCGGACAGGTTGGGCGTGTAATCAGGCAGCTGCGAAACCATGTTCGCCTGTTGCTGCGAGATCGCAAAGTTATCTACGGGCGCGGCAGGTTCTCCTGTGTAATACGGAGAGTACTTGTCCGTCACAGACAAAGGAAGGTTTTCAGTTGCGGTGCCCACAGGTCCAGTGGACTCAATTGGGGCAAGAGACAAGTTTGATCCATCTGTCACTGCTTCGACAGGGGTCTCGGGCCGTGGTCCGCCGGCCGCAGCACCTCCAGGTAGATACCCTTGCTGTTGGCCATAGCCCACAGCCGCGCCAGTTGCTCCACCAACCAAGCCTGCTTTCAAAGCCTGCTTTGCAGACATGCCCGTGGCAAGGCCCAGGCCTGTTCCCAATGCTGCGCCTGTGAAGCCTTGATTGAGTACGCTACCCGCTGCACCAGGCATATAGCCGCTGACAGTAGGAGAAAGCGCACCACCAATAAAACCGAGCGCAGCGCCTTTGAGGATATCGTTTGCATTTCCACCACTCAGTGCGGTTATGCCACCACCCACCAAAGCACCGGTGCCAGCCGCGCCAATACCTAGATTCAGGCCAGCCGGACCAAGGGCCATGGTCAAGCCAATGCCCAAAGCAATCCTGCCAATAGGGCTGCTGGCAACCTCTTTTACGGTGTTGACAACACTTTGGCCAACACTCTTGACGCCATTCCATACGTCTTTGAAAAAGCCATACTCTCTCAATCCTGTGTAGGGGTTTGTTGTCCCAAGGCCGCCTGCTTTACGCAGCATCTCGGCCTCTTGCGGAGTGATGTGGGCCAGAATGGTGTCCTTGCCACGGCCTTTGGCTTGGAGCGCCTTGGCAGCATCTGCCAGGCCGCCGCTTTTCATCGCCATGGGCTCTTGTGGCCCGGGAGCCATGGTCTCTGGGGCGACGTTTTGTGCCTGTTGAATGCGTTGCTCGTTCAGGGCTGCCAATAGAGTGGCAATGAATGACTGGTCAAACTCAGCAGGGAAGTCACCTTCCTTGATTGCGCCTGCTTCAATACCAGCACGGATGATTTCCTTGTACTGGTCGGGGTACTGCAACATGTACTCAAGCAGCGTGACAAATGCCTCGATTTCACTGGGCTTGAGGTTGAGTGCGCCGAGTTTTTGGCTGACGGTATTTTTGTATTGGCTAAAAGCTTGTGGATCAGTCTCCTGCATGGCAGAAGATGCCGCGTTGTACGCGTCTAAGCTTGAGATGTAGCCCTTTGGGGGTTGCATGGACGTGGGAGCCGCCATGATGCCTTCATTCGCCATGATTATCCTTTCCAGTTGATGCCAAAGGCCTCATGGGCCGCGCGCCGGGAAAGGACGCGAATATGGCTGTAATTATGTCGCATTTCCCTAGTTCCTGTCTATCTCTAGATAGGATAAATAGAAATGAACGGTTGCAACACTAGATTCCACCCGAAGCTCGTCCAAATCGTCCAAAATCAGCGGGACACCATTGAATACATCAATGGTCGCATTGGGAGCCAAGATGTAACTTTTGAGCAGGAAATGCTCTGCTCCTGCGCCATCGTCGTACTGCGACACAGTAATCGTGGCCCGCGATGCGTTGGCATTGGTGATACGCAGCGATTTGGTAATCGTCATGTTTCCTGTAGGAACCGCGTATATCAACGTCTCAGTAGCCGCGCTTGGTATCAGTGCTTTTCGGAAGTATTTATTGGCCATGTTTACCCCAGTGCCGATTCATAAGTAACAGTCAAAATGACGGATGGAATGGAGGGACAAAACGCCGTGGCCGCTTCTGCTTGAATACGAATGCGATCATCATCTACTGCCCACATTAACTCAAAGTAATCCCCGCCATTGAGGTCCAACAAGAAATTCCATGCTGGGACAACCTCTGCCGCCGTACCTTGGATTGATAGTCGCGTGGCGCTGGCAGGAACATCTGTTCCGTTAATGCGTGCCCATACAAAAATAATACCAGTAGCGCCTGCTGTTTTGTCAAGCTGCATTGAGAACTCAAAGTTATACACACCCGCCACATCAACGTAAATCCTAGATGTGGGAGTTCCTATGTAAACAGCATAGGTGTGGTCCGTCGAGTTAAGCGTGACCGCATAGGCTGTGTTAATCGCGGCGGCGGTCTGTGTAGTGGTATCGTGAAACGCTCCGTGAGGAAGCAACGCACTCTGCCCTACGCTGACTGCCAGGTTACTGCCGCCTCCCTCGTAAAACGAAACCGCCTGGTTAAAGTTATCACTTGTAGTAGGTGTATACGTATTGTTAAGCTGAAGAATAATCTGCTCAAGAGAGCGCACCAGTTGGTTGAACTGCGACGGATCATAGGCAGGCGATGCGTTGGGCAGTCGAACGTTGGTGATCTTGCTCATCTCAATCCATCCGGCTGGATATCAACGCGCAACGTACCGAATCGCCAATTGGTATCTATGTCACTGCTCTCAATGCGCAAACTGATCTGACGTCCTCGAGCGCGTGTATCCACCTTCTGTGTGTTCGGAGCGATCACATACGGGTCGAGCGAGCTTGGACTTGCTGTGGCCTGTGGATATGGGCGCAACAGCAAGTGAACAGTCAGGTTGCCTTCTTGGTTCTTGAAGTCAGGGATGAAACGCTTCATGAACAGCATCTGGTCGCCGTCACCAATGTCAAAGTAGCCGGACTTGACGTATGCAGTGATTGCTGATCCATTGCCGTTCTTTCCATCTTCCTGGTTGTAGATCAAAGAGCGTCCAGCGGTCAGGCCGTTGATGGTGCTGATCGTAGCTTCGGTGCTATTTGGAAGGTATTCGGCCGCAGTTGGCTTACTGAACGTTCCTATGTCAGTCCATGCAGTGCGGGACATGGTGCCAATAGACCAGACGTTTTCTAAGTAATTGAACGTGACGTAACGATCAATGTAGTCTGATGTGTACGAACAGTACCACCATGTAACCTCATTGAACTGTGTGTTGACGCCAATGTTTACCTTGACGTTTTGGATGACGTTGATGTCCTTGAAAACGTAGTCTTGCACAGTGCAAGCAAGCTTCTTCACAGTACCATCAAACATGAAGAACGCGTCCTTGCCCATCCAAAAGGCCACGCCGTTGACATCAGCAGAGGCATGTGGTCCGATCAGTCCGCAGTTTGCGCCCAACTGCTGAAAGCCGAAGGTGTAGGGTGGACCAATGTACTGCATGCCATGCAAAGCAGTGTCTGTCCAAATGAGAATCTGACCTCTGGAACGATCGGCAGAAACGATGTGGTTTCCATCCGTGAGCCGTTGTCCGCCGGCCGTGTTTGTTGCACTCTCAACAAAGCTGTTGATGTCCTCCTGGTTGGAGAAGCGAACAAACATGGGGTCCTGGGTATTCGGAGACCCAATTATGCCCTCTGTTCCAAAGCACACCAAGTGCCTGTCTGGGGTAGACACAAGTGCATAGGTGCTCTTTGTAGGAGCGCCTGCTATGGCCGTCGCACGGGTCACGACTCCTGCACTTGTGTCAAACAAATAAATAGCGCCGTTGGCAATCTGGCATACAACGTCTTCGCCAAAGTTATCAAACTGCCAGACTCGCGAATCAAGAGCTATGGAGGAAGAGGCGACCCTTGGGGTTCCCCATGTGCTCGCGCCCCACGAACCAACGCCCCAGCCATAGTCAAGTGTGCTGACAGCCGTGCCTACGTTTATCTGATACGCAGCGTTTGCAGTTCCTGCGGCGTTAACTGTAGACGTGGCAGCAGCAGGGGAAACAATGGTGTATTCGTTGGCGTTTGGGACCAGTTGCACCTCAAATTCACCTGTCAGACTGGCGTTGGAGATGCCCCCTGGATTGCCTGTCACACTGGAGAACGTTACGAAATCGCCCACGATACATCCATGGGCAGTGTCGTTTACCGTGACCGTAGTGGACGTGTTGATCGTGTCAAATGTCACCCCAACCGCTGTTCTACGTATAGGTGTGACGTCGCCTACCAAGGAACCATTCAATGCATATAATTTTCTGTTCGTCCCAATGATCATGTAGGGAGAACCGTCCAAACCGTTCCATGTATATATCTCACTGACCAGGCCAACAAGGTATTGGGCAACTTGGTTAAAGAGAGTCCACCCACCTATCTTCTCAGGCAGGCCATAGCGAAAGCGCACGTAATCCGAGTCAATCCAGCCGCCTTCAGCGCCGTACTCAGTGTTTTGTTTGTCTACACCAGGTTTGAGAACTATTCGTGCAAGTGCCATGATTATTTCACCGGACCTCCAACAATCCATGCGTCGCAGGTGCGAGAACCCGCACATTTGAAATCAAACAGCTCGCAGTAGCCTAGTTTACCGGATGCAATCACTTCAGGGGCGTAACTTTCGCCCTCTGGCTCATCGCCTTGGATGCCCTTGGTCATGCATTCCATCATCTGCGGTGTGACGATAAATGCAGAGCAGTTACCACATCTGGACTTCTTGGCTTCTTGTGGCGTCACGCCCCACATGTCTGACTTCTTGCCCCAGAATTCCGTAGAAGGCTCTTCAGGATTCAATGGGCCATAGCCATACTCTTTGATCGCATGGTTGCGGTTCTTCAAGTTCAAGGACACATCCATAGTCGCAGTGGGACAGGACTTCATCCCGCCTGCATAGGACTTCTTGATTTCTTCTCCAATGGCTGCTTTTTGAACTTTCATATCTTACCTAAACCCCGCTGTTTTCTTTGCAATCTTCTTCGGTTGAGCCACAAACTGCTTTCCTGCCGCCTTACCTTTGCGCTTGGCCTTGGTCGTAGCTGCATATTCAGCAGGAGACAAGGACTTGATAGCTGCCTCAGGAAGATACCGCTCACCCGTTTTAGATGAGGGCTTTCCTGACTTGGTACGCCACTTTTGGTCGCCCCAGTCTTTTAGGGATTTCTGTGGGGCTTTCAATCTCGGTAGCCTCCGCCCGCCGCTTTGTACTTCTTGGCCACAAGTTGGGCTTTCCTGGCCGACCACTCTCCAGCGCCAGTGCCCTGTGTCGCAGCGGCTTTTACCTGAGACACGATCTTCTTGCGTAGAGTTGGCTTTGTGTAGTTGCCCGCAGCGTTAACAGTGGATTTTTTGGGTTTTGCTTTCACGTTAGGCTACCAATCCAGGAACATATTGTGTTTTACCAGCGACTTTCATGGCGGTCAACTCTTGCTTCTTAAGATTACCTGGGTCATATGAGACGTGCACCCAACCGGAGTCGGGTATACCCGGGGTGTAGAACTCCAGGATCAATTGCGTGTATTCCAAATTGTCCATGATCCACTGCGCAAGCTCTGCATTGGGTACGCCAGGTATCTCAATATCGGCTGCTTGGCCCTTGCAATGGTCTGAGGTCTTCGATCCGCCCACCGCTGCATTACTCTCAGGACTGCGGAACCCTGAGTTCACCTTGACGCCTTTGCCAAAGTGATCGCGCACAGGCTGGAGAACGTTTTCACACAGCAAGCGCAGGCTTTCTGTTTCGACGTCTCCGGGTGTGTTGTCAAAGCCCATGCGCAGGGCTGTCTCAGATTTGGTCAGCTCGTGCAAAGAAAAATTAGCGGTCAATTGGGTCATTTCATGCTCCTTACTTTTTCGTATTGGTCGATGCAGGTGTTGAGACTGCGGATGGCTTGGTCGCCTCGGCTGGTGAGATCGACAAGAGCTTGAGCAACTCGTCCGTCAAGCTCGGCTCTTGTTTCTGTATCTCCACTGGGAGCGGGGGTATCTCCGGCGGTTGATATGGGGCAGACGGGCGTTTTGATAGGAACCCGCAGGCTGAGAGTGCTAGAGGCAAGATCAGTGCGAAGCTTAGTTTCTTTAATGCGTGCAACATCGTTGGCTTTCCTCAAAGTCTGGGCATAGGTTTGAGCGACCTCTGCCATGCGCTGTTCTGTCTCCCGGGCCTTGGCATTCAAGGCAGCGATTTCAATCTGCTGGCGAGCGTTCTCGTCTTGCTTGCCCTTGTAGTAGCCTCCTGTGCAACTGGCCATCAACGCCAGCAGGATGCCCAACAGGACGTACGGGTTGAAGATGCTCATGGCTTGGGTGTCTCGTCAATGTCAGTGGACTGTGCACTTGCTACGGCGTTGGCCACGGCCTTGATTCCTGAGCGGCCAGCCACGCCACCCAACACGCCGGTGATAAACACCATAATGGTGGAAATCTGGCTGGTGTAGATTTTGTCGATAGGGGCCATGCCGGACATAGGCTGTGTGACGTAGGTCACCGAGTAAAGGAACATGGCCATGGCACCAAGTAGGATGGTCACCAGGGTCACAATGACAAAGGCCCAGACACGGACTTCAATCTCTTCTGCGGTCAAGCGGCTGGAGGTGTTTTTGACGATGGTAGGCATTATTTTTTCTCCGATTCAGGTTTGACAAGTTGCTCGGGGCATGTGCCAGAGGCTGTGCAAAGCGGGGGCTTGCATTCAAGGTTTTCCCAGTTTTTCGGGTTTTGACACGGGTACCGAAAGCGGTCTTCGCACCCGATCAAAAACAGGGTTGTCAAGAATGTCGTTATTAGTAGGTTCCTTATCACGATTCTTCCTCTCAACTTCACGTCTTAACCTTTCCACTTTTTCAAGTTGTTGCTTAGATTCATGTTTGGTTTCCAGTATGTCCAAGTACAGGAACGCCAACAAGGGCAACATGAACGCTACCAACACCACTGCCAAAATCCACCCCAGCACACCCATCAAACGCTCCTCAGTTGTTTCAACCACAGGAGCCACATCCACAGGTATAGGATAAGAATAAGGGTTAGAACCGCCGACCCTGCTCGCAGGTTTCGGCTTTTTTCCCTTTGGTGCCGTAGCCATCTTTGCTTCCTCTCCTTTTGCTCCTGTGCAAGTCTGGCAGCTTCCTGTTCAGCGGCTATGACATCCCGCATCTCAAACACTTTGCTGTACAGCGCACCCATTTCGGGAGGGCTTTGATAGACCATGGTCTCTCTTATCGTTACCTCCAACGCCGCCATCTGATCCATCGCCATCACCCGCTTCAATGCGGCTTCCATTTGGTTTTGGTCAGGTTCGTAGACGTTTCTGGACTTCTCTTCTTCCTCCCTGATGTGTGCTGCTAATTGTTCTTGTAGCTTAAAGAATTCTGTGAGCTGCTTGACGACGTCCACCATGACCTGGGTTTCATCGACAGCAACGTACTTTTCCTTCTTTTTCGCCACAGGCTTGACCGCTGCGACAGGCTTTGGCTTCGCTCCAAAGATCGAAGCAAGTTTGCCCCAGAAGCCATAGATTTCCTTTCCAATACCAACAGCTTCATCAACTGTGGCCTTGACTTCCATGAAAGAAGTCTTCGCCTGTTTATAAAGCTCGCATCCCTCCTTGATAGCGGCAACGCAAGCATTTGCAGCAAAGAGAAGGGATATTGGGTCCACATGTGGGCGCTCTTACATGGTTGCGCCAGAGGCCGCTGGAATGGTTGTGACCTGGATGGCAGTACTCTTTTTCAGATTAAGTGGCGTGCCACAGTCTGAGCAGGTATCTGCCTCGAGTTCGCTCTCATCCAGGTCGTAGCCACAATGTGCGCAGACAATCTCTATCTCATGGGCGGGCTCTACCAGGCCCCCATCAAGATTCACTGAGGGCTTAAAGAGCTTCATGGGCTTGGCTCGCTTTGGGTCTCGGCCACTACTGGAGTCTCAACCACGGGTGCAGGCTCCACAACAGCTTCAACGACTGGTGCGGACTCCACAACAGGCTCAACGACAGTTTCTACAACGGCTTCAACCACTGGCTCTGCAACAACCACAGGACGCAATTCGCCTCTGTCCCATGATGTTGTTTCTTGATTCCATTTGTAGAAATACTCGTCCACAGGCATGGCAACAGGAGGATTCCACAACCATGTGGCAGTGTCCAAAACCCAATTGCTGAAAGGCTGGGGCGCAACGAATACATCGTTCACGCTGTCGTAGGTGTAACCAATGCCAGCATAGTTGCCACGCAAGGGGCGACCTTCTGGATGCTGATTGCCAATGGTGCGATAACTAGTTTGAATCCAGCCAGCAGGGTCACCCAAAGCACCTGTGGCGATGAAATCTTCTTCAGCAACGATCACAGAAGTGACGATACCGTTTTCTACTCGTGCGAAATGTGACAATTTAATTCTCCTTAAAAGTGACGAGCATAGCGCCCATGATATTTGTCTCTTGCTTCTTGAGCAACCAAGTCTGCAAGTTCGACATCCTCAAAACTGCCAATATATTTTCTTTTTTTATTCACCATCAAACTAACAACCCAATTTCTTTTCCAATTTTGATTTTTCAATGGTGGTTGTAAATATACATTTTTGTACAGTGAACTGCTACTTGATTTGTGTTTTCTGTTCAAACAATTTTGTTGTTGTGTAACAGACCGCAAGTTTTCAATTCTGTTGTTAAACCTGTCGCCATCAATATGGTCTGTTACCTTTGGAAGATAACCATTTTGATGAAGGAATATCATTCTGTGCAATTGCCGTGGCTTTCCATCAACCAAAACACGCAAGTATCTTTGATCTTTTGTTGGTGAAGAAATAACTTTTTTGCCATTTTTTTTGCGAATGAAATACCCATCCTCATGGTAGTCAAACAGCGATTGCAAAAGCTCTTGTGTAATCATTTTTACATCACCTCGCATTTGCAAATTTAAAAGCGGTCTCGGCAAAGGCGGCGTAAATCAGAGTTGCGCCACTAGCGTTTACAGCCGCACCGTTGTATCGTAATTTGAATCCATTTGATAAAAAATCCACTGTCGCAAATGACGACTCTGCAATACTTGCATTTGGATGTAAATATAAAGACGCTACATTGTATGGGTCTCTAGTACTGTCCAATAGCCACCAATTTTCTGCACTTGTTGAACTTTTTATTAGTAAAAATCTTGGTCTAAACCCTAAATATATAAACGGCCCATCGTTTGAACCATTGCCTGTGTAGCTACCAAATGCTGAATAACCAGCTACTGCGGCAAAACAGTAAGCAACATATTTATTTCCTGTATTAGTTTCATTGCTACCAATAGTTGCAACAGAAGATGTTGGGCTTGTGTTACTCCACCAATTTGTTGTAGCAGTTGATGCGCCTGTTGTATCAAGTAATAAAGCAGACGTATTTCCTAAACTTTTGTGATACACAGGCCAATTATTAGCCGCACCATCTCTATCTTTAAATATCATCATAGATGGTGCAACACCCAATCCATGACCTATTGTAGAAACTCCACCAGCACCTGTATATGTAACTACACTGAAACCAGCAGAAGCATTCACGCTTACAGTTGTTGTAAGTGAACCACTGGTATTGGATGAAGATGAACCCGCACCAGCAAGCCATTGCCAACCGACATAAGTTGCTGTGCTAGTGTTTATTTTTGCCAATGCACCAATAGTAAATCCTGTACTACTAAAAGCGGTTAAACCTGTTGCTTGTGTTGTTTCTGGCCCTGTTGAATTACTTACCAAATCTTTTGTTGTGCCTCGTACAGAGTCATACAGCGCATGATTAGTTGCACCGCTTCTGCCTTTCATCCAAACAAAATCAGGCTGGAATGAAACGCCATTAACTGAGTTGCTGATTGTCTGTGTTGCCCCTGTACCCGTGTACAGCGTAGCCGCCATCACAGTACGACCATCAGGAATTGCATATGTTGTTGGCATGGTTGTTCCTTATAGGTTGTATGTGTTGAGGGTTAAGTAACTTGTATCGCTTGGGGTATAGCTAAAGATAAAGTAGCCCCCAGTTTGATAAAAAGTTGCAAAAGGGAAAAGCTCTTGTGTTGCTGGCAGTCCAGTGACAGTTACTTTGGTTGTTCCATTTAGTTTGACAATGGTTGTGCCAGCATCTCTGTCAATTAAAAATTCCCATTCATCTCCAGTTACGCCAGTGCCGCCAGAACCAGCCGCATCAGTAACAACGCTACCTCCAGCATATTTATGGACAACGCCACGGTCTGAAACTGCTTGCACTTGAACTGTTGTATACCAATTTGTTGCCGCACCACTACTAGCACCAGTCACAGGATTACCAGAACTATTACAAGCAAATCCAATATAGCCATCATTGCTACCGCTAACAGAACCAGTGACTTTAAATTTCCATGCCCACTTCCCAGTGGTAGGAATTGGCATTGTGCTTGGAAAACCAGAGTAGTTTGCTGAAGCATTATTTAAAAATAAATTGCCGTTTGTGAGCGTTGCGCTGGCATTTGTTGTGACATTAACCGCCAATGGATTGCCAACAGCAAAGTTTGCCGCTGTCGCACTTGTCAGTGTAGGCACATCGGTCATGCTGTCAAAGGTCACGCCAGCAGTTGTACTGATGTTGTTCTGTGTCCAGTTGTTTCCGTTTGGTGAGTAGTCTCCAGCCAAGTAACCAGCGAGTGTTGATGATGATGTGAAGGTGTGGATTGTGTTGCCACCTGAAGTGGTAACAGTACCGCCAGTGAATCTTTGAACACCAGCGTAAGACACAATAACTACACCAGAACCACCAGTACCACCAGTAGTATTGCTACTGCCGCCGCCTCCACCGCCGCCACCTGTATTGGCTGTAGCAGAACTTCCGTTTGTGCTTGAACCTCCACCAGCACCTCCACCACCAGAGCCGCCTGACCCGCCAGTTGCACCACCGCCTCCACCGCCGCCAGCATAAGTGACAGAGGAACCAGAAATAGATGAGGAAGTACCTGTACCACCTGCACCACCAGTAGTTCCAGAGCCATTATTTCCGACTGCGCCAGCACCACCTCCGCCACCAGAACCAGATTGGTCAGCAGAATTAGCCGCAGTACCGCCATTATTTCCTTGCGATGGAGAAGTGCTTGGAGTATTTCCGCTTCCGCCTGAACTAGCCGTTGCGCCACCTCCACCGCCAGAACCCCCGCTTCCACCAGCAGTTTGTCGGCATCCACCATAACCACCACCAGTCGATGTAGTAGAAATAAAGACAGAATCAGTCCCATTAGTGCCATTTGTTCCACTGCCGCCTGTAGATGCTCCACCTGCACCACCAGAACCTACTGTTACTGTATAACTTAAATTTGAAGCAAGTGTTACAGAACTTGTTCGATAGCCACCAGCGCCACCACCAGCCCCAGAAAAACCCGGTGCGCCAGAATGTCCACCACCTCCGCCTCCACCAGCAACTACTAATGCACTTGCTGATACTGATTGGTTGGTGAAAGGCAAGTAAAAACCATTCGTGCCATACGAACCACCATAGGTGATGGGTTGCCATACACCATAGGAGTTGAATGTTCCAAAGCTGTTTGGTGTTAACTGCTG